GCCAATGCGGCCAACCGCGCTTGCTCTTCAGCGGCCCTCTTCGCCTCAACGTCAATGTTCTCACCCGGAGGGGTGTAAGACCCAGTGTTGACTGCCAATGCGGCCAACCGCGCTTGCTCTTCAGCGGCCCTCTTCGCCTCAACGTCAATGTTCTCACCCGGAGGGGTGTAAGACCCAGTGTTGACTGCCAATGCGGCCAACCGCGCTTGCTCTTCAGCGGTCTCGCGCGCCGTAGCGGTGTAATCCGACGGCGTCGGGCCATCACCCGAATAGCGCGCGGACGTAAGCAGGTTGTTACCGCCATAGAAAGTCGGACCCGACAGGCGTGTGCCCGTGGCAGTGAAATCTGAGGGCGCGGTGCCAGAAGACGAAGAGCCTGTTGACGAAGTTATAGGCGATGTGGTCCCAACAACACTGCTGCCGATGGTCGGCGTTTCGAGTGACGCTAGGTCGTAAATGCCTTGGGATTTAGCCCATTCATCCAAGCCAGATTGTCCGGGCTTAAAGACCTGACCGCCCAGATACGACAGACCACCGGCAGCAGCACCACTAAGCAGTGAGTTTGTCAGGTTCTGACCTGTCGCGAGGCCACCCGTCGTAGCACCGATCCCAGTGCCGATAGCCCTCGCCGCATCCAGCCCGATGCCCGCGCCGTTAAGAATAGGCCCGAGGAACTCGCCACCGCCAGCCGTAAGGCCCGCCGTAAGCGCGCCCTTCAGTGGGTCGCGTCCGGCCAAAGCGGCACCCGCGCCGCCCGCAAGGACCGAAGAGAGAACGGGTCCGGCAAACTGGAGGCCGGGGATCAGGCTGACCGCAATCGGGAGTGCCGTCCCGACGACTTGGCCGATCTGCTGGAGGGCGGTCTTATTCGGCATATCGCCAGCAACCACTACGCCGCGTGGATCACCGGGAGCAGCAGCGTCTGGATAAAACCCCTGCGTCATATAACCATCTAAGCCGAGGGTGGGGGTCGCGTCATATAAACGCCAATCTGCTTTCCGACCTTTGGTAGAAAGCGCCTCCACCGATGACTGTATCTTCTGGATTTCCTCCGGTGTGCTACCCCGCGCAAGAACTTCACCAGTCTTGTTATCGACTAAGGTATATTGATGCCCGACATACAGCGGCGTTGTCTGCTTGGTGTCGCCAGTCGCACCCGTCCCGTTTCCGTACTCAAGCCAGTTCTTCACCGCATATGGCGATGCTTTCATAGGCCTTGAGGCAATGAATTGCTCACGCTGAAACGGATCACGACCCCTTGCGGCCATAGCATCAAGCTGTTCCGGTGTTAGGGCCATCAGTTCTGTTCCTCAAGCATTGGATAAACCCGCATAGCCCAGTCGCGCCAGTCCGTGAATTGAAAGGGGTCAGGCAGGGTGCGCTGCGTAAAGGGGGACGCGCGTACAAACCCTGTGGCCCATCGTTGCCAGTCAGCTTCGTCGTTCAGTTTCCCAAACGCCCAAGCGTCATTGGTGGTCAATATAACAGCATCTGCCCACTTGAGCAATGTCATACCTATGGGGTTGACGGACATCAGCCGATGACCGTTCCGTCACCCGGCTGGATGTGCGCCAAGATGAGACCCATCTCGTAATTGCCGCCGACTGTGTTGCTCTCAAAGCGGAAGCGCAACTCGCGCCGCTGCTCCTTGAAGTAGATCACCTGATCTTGTGGCGTGGGCGGGTTTTCGTAAATCGTCTTGGCTTCGCCGTTGACTTCAGGCGAACGCGCGTTGGCCCGACCGTGGATCGCGACCGTCATGTCGCCGCTCTGCACAAAGTCTGGCTCCAGCATCAGCACCTGAATGGCCTTGTTCGTCTGCGACTGCACCGGCAGAGACATATCGCCCGTCTCAAAGTAGGACTGGACCGGATTGGTGTAGATGCCGTCAACCTCGTCTGTTCCGACCTCATGCACCCAGAGGAGATATTGCGGGTCTCCGCTCTCCTGCGTGACGCGTATCCTCCGAGCGTCAACCGTGCTGTCTTCCGTAACGCGCGTGTCGCCCGCTTCCGTGATGCGTGTGCCGGTGCTTACGGGCGTGTCCGTGGGGGTTACGCCAGTCAGAAGCGGCTTGCGGAAAACTGCGGGGAAGAGGCCCGCGCCACGCCCGCCGTTTGGCAACGCGGTGTCGTACCAGATGTTCTCACGCACGTTGTAGATGATGGCGTGGTTCGGCTCGGTGCTGTCACCAAACGGGAAGCACCACCAAATCTCGCCGAAGCGCGGCACCTTGTAGGCGAACACCTTCTGGCGGTTGGCATAGTTCAGGTTGTCGAAGAAGAAGTTCTGGTTCATGTTGTTCTCGACTTCGCGCACGACGCCGTTGAACGACAGGAAGCGGTCAGTTCCGAGCCAGTAGAAGATGCCGTCATACTCAATGACGGACTGCGACGACATGATGGACGACTGCGTGCTGATCGTGTCGAACTGGAAGACCGCTGTGCCGCCGACATACGTCATGCGGACGAGGGCGTCAGCCGACCAGAGCAGGCCAGACGGGCTGTTGCCCGGACCACCGCGCAGCGGCATCCCGCGCACGATCTTCTGCCCCGTGACGAAGGCGTTGCCCGCGCCTGAGCCAGTGAAGTCACTAGGCTTGTTGGGAACAGACCACGCCACGTAGCCGTCATTGCCGAAGGCGACAGTGTAGGGCGGCATCGTGACGACGCCGCCAGTGACGCTGAAGTTGGACGGGAGAAGCGTGACGGGCGTCAAGGCCGACGTGCCGAGGAGGTCGCCGACGAAAAGCTGGCCGCCGTCGCTGTTGCAAATGCAATTCAGGTTCGGCGCGACCTGCGCCACGATCTGGTTGCCGTTGGTCGTGTCGTAGCCGACGTCGAACTGCCACAGGTTTGCGTCATTGGCCGCCAGCGAACTCGGCGTGCGGTTGGAGATGACGCTCGTGTTGTAGCCGCCGTCGATGAAGAAACGCTCGACAAGGTTGGCAGAACCAGCGTGGACATAGGTCAGCAAGTCTTGCGTGTATTCATTGAGCGCACGCGGCAGCCCGCGCAGGAACTTGCTGATTGAGCGATAGCCGCCGATCTTACGCGGCAGCCCGCGCTGGAAGCGGACCCACTGGCCGTCCACATACTGCTCGCCTTCGAGGCGCGTGCCGTCCCGCTTGATGCCGGGGAGCGACCTGATCTGTACGACGTTGTCGGGCATCTGTAATCCTCAGTTCCCTTGTGGTAGCCAGCTTTGCGATGTCTCGTCCCAAACGCCACCGTCACTTGGGTATGGGATTGGTGGCTCCCACAGGCACGTCTCCTCGTTCAGGGACCATGACGGAAACGGCTGTGGCGGGATGAAGGCGTCACGCTCTGTGTCGTAAGAGTAGCCAATCCCTGCGTAATTCTTGCGGAGCGGTCGCCCTTCTGGATGCCAGCCGCCACGCGTGTTGTACGACGTCTGGACCCACAGAGATGGGTCGCCAAACAGGCCGGTGTCAATGACGTCCTGCTCGATGACAAGCACCTCGGTGACGACACCATTGATGACTTTTGCAAAATGGCTCATGCCGTGTAACTCCCCGATGAGGTGAACGTCATGATTGTGTAGGCACCCGACGTCGTGACGGTTGGGGAGCCAGTTGTCGTTCCGGTGTAGAGTGCGCTTGGCACGGAGATGATGACAACACCAGAGCCGCCTGCGCCTGCCAAATATGGTCCTGCGTTATTACCGCCGCCGCCACCGCCGCCACCCCGATTGGTTGTGCCCGCTGTCGCGTTAGCTGCATTGCTGCCGCCAGTTCCGCCACCACCAGTACCACCAGCAGCAATGCCGCCACTACCATAAATTGTACCTCCGCCGCCACCACCTGCATAGGTTACAGAGGTTCCGGTGATGCCCGATGCAGTCCCATTGCCGCCTGCGCCCGCAGCAGTTCCCGATCCGGTAGCGCCCACGGCGGAAGACCCACCGCCACCGCCTGCGGCGAATTGATTTGCCGATGAACTTGCCCCGCCAGCATTGCCTTGACCGCTAGTTCCAGTTCCGCCAGCATTGGGGAAACTCACGAGGCCAGTACCTCCGCCCCCGCCAGAGCCGCCGGAGCCACCTGTGTTGGGGGCGGTATTGCCGTTACCTCCGTAGCCGCCGCCAACTGCCGTGGTATACCCGGTGACGGAACTGTCTGTGCCGCTGGTAGATACCACGCCAGAGCCAGCGCCAGCGGCTCCGCCTCCGCCGACGGCTACAGTGAGAACGGCCCCCGACGTAAATGTCTGGCCACTATACGACAGCAGTCCACCAGCACCACCGCCACCACCTGCTGGATATTGACCACCGCCACCACCGCCAGCAACGATGAGCAGGCTGGAGGCGATTGGCCCAGTCGGCCCGCCCGAACCTAGCAGCGCCATCTGGATGCCGCTCATTAGCTGACGTTCCCGTTGACCACGCACACCGTGCCGCTGATAAACAGGATTGTCGCCACACCCCGTGTAGCCAACGTCATGGTAGCCTTGTCGGTGTTCACACCGCCAATGTAGGCGGTCGTGATCGTGCAGGTGATCGTGATGTCCCCCGAAGTGTTGTTGAACAGGGAGATGATGTCGCCGGTTGCGAAGGTGGCGTCAGGGATCGTGATGGAGCCGCCGGAGCCAACCCCGATAAACTTACCGACGTCGCCGGTCGCCAAGGGGTAGGACGTCGTCTTATCGCTGCCTGACTGCGGGACTTTCTTGAAGCCCACGGCGTTCGTGCCGTCTACGGTGCAGCTAGAGAGCGTGCCCGACGAAGGCGTGCCAAGCGCGCCGCCCGGTGCGACATAGTCCGTGCCCGCCGTGGCGGCGGTAAAGGCCGATGTTCCGTTGCCCTTCAGAACGCCTGTCAGGGTCGTTGCACCAGTACCGCCATTGGCGACCGGAAGCGTGCCACTGACGTGCGTTGCCAGCCCAACCTTACCCCACGAAGGGGCGGTGCTGACGCCGCCTGAGATCAGTGCATTGCCGGTAGCGACGTCAGCCAGCTTGCTGAGTGCCGTCGTTGTCGAAGCGTAGAGCAGGTCTCCGACAGCGTAGCTTGCTTGGCCCGTGCCGCCCGCCGTGGCCGGAAGCGTGCCAGTCGTAAGCACGCTGGTGGATGTCGCGTAGACTGCACCACCTGACGTGAATGAAGTAAGGTTCGTCCCGCCGTTCGCGGTCGGCAAGGTGCCACTGACGTGCGTTGTCAGGCCGATCTTACCCCACGACGGAGCAACGCCAACCCCACCAGAAATTAGTGAGTTGCCTGTGGCGACATCAGCCAGCTTGCTGAGAGCGGTTGTTGTCGAAGCATACAGAAGATCGCCCACAGCATAGCTGGCGAAGCCAGTGCCGCCCTGCGGTGCGCTCAATGGCGTCGTCAGGCCCGTCAGGGACGTGATGTCACTGTTCGCACCCGAAGCGGCTGCGAGGAGCACACCGCGCGCGGCTGGCGCGTCTGCTGCGGTTACGAGGGTGTCGCCAAATGCGGAGATGCCGATGCCCAGCCGAGCGGCAGACTGCGTTGTGCCGCTAGTGCCGCCCTGTGCTACGCTGAGAGGAAGCGAGATGCTGGCCGTGTCGGCAAGAACGACGTTAGTGCCATCGCAGTAGTAGATGCCACGCGCGCCTTGGGCGATTGTGACAGCCGTCCCGCTGGCTGTGTTGATCGACAGAGTGTATGCGCCGGTCGTGGCGTTGGTGATCCAGTATTGCTGGACCGTGGACGGAACGATGACCGTGCAGTTCTGCCCAAGCGCCCCCTCAAACCGATAGGCGATACGATTGAGGTTTGAGCCTGAGAGGGGGAACGTGGCGGGCGTGATGAGGCTAGGAGGGATAGGGAGGATGGTGACGATTGTGTAGTCAAAGGCGAAGACCGCATCTTGGCCGAAGCCAATGGTATACCATTCGGTGCCGTCTGTGATCAACGTGGCGCTGTCGCCGGGGCGGAGAGTGAAGGTCGCGAGGCCGTTGATCGTCTGCGCGCCCGTTGGGTCAATGACGAGATCGCCGCCGCCTGAGTTACGCACCATGACGAAGTAATTGTTGCCGACCGTAACGGCGGACGGGAGGTTCAGTGTGCCGGTGCCCGTTCCGGTCCACACCCACGCACTCGCGCGGTTGGACGTAGACAGCGTTTGACCTGATGTGGAGAACGTAACGACCTGCGTCGCTTGAGCCAACTGTGAGCCGCTAACAGTCAGACCGGGGCCAGCGAGGGCCGACGGCTGCACGGTCGCCGTGGACGCACCGAAGCGGAACACGCGCCATGTGCCTGCTGCCGTGCTCGTGGCGGCCAGATACAGTTCCCACTGTTCGCCGGAGGCGACGGTGGCGATGATGTTGTTCGAGAAGTCGCGGACGTAGAAGGTATACGACCCGACGTTGTTGAAGAGGATTACCTGCCCCGCGCCGGTCAGCGTTGCGTCAGGCATATCGACATAATAGCCAGCGGCGGACGGCGTCACGTCGATGATGCGCGCGGCGATGTTTACACCCGCAGCAGCCTCAAGCGGCCACTCAAGTTCGACGTTGGCGCTCAGGGCGAGGGGGAGATAAGACACGTCCGATGGGTAGATCGTGTTCCCACCAAAAACTTGAGTGTATGACATGGTGGATTAAGCCTCCTTGCGTACCGCAGCGCGGTCGAGAATTTTGCCAAGGTCTTCGCCGTTGAGCATGGCCGCCGCACGGTCGTACATATTCTGCCAGACGGGAATGCGCTCGTCGTTCTTGAGGAACGGCGTGGCCTCTACCAGCGTGGCATACAGCAGCACCTGCGGCGCGTATTCCGTCAGCCAGTTGGTCTGCGTAACGTCGTCGAGCAGCGGCGGAAGTTCGTAATACAGGATTTCAATTGGGTAAGCCGCGTCGGGCGTCGGCGCGACCAGCCAGTTCTCGTAGTTGTAGTCGGCGTAGAACAGGGGCGTTGCCCGCTGGCTCTCGTCGGGCCAATACGACCGCAGATACTCGTAGCTGCGCGCAAAGACCGGCGTGCGCTGCGCATTGCCTGTGCCCGTGCCGATGTTGATCGACACGGTGTCGCGCCAGCGGTCGGGCTTGGGGTAGACAGACTGCCCGATTGTCAAGCTGTCAGTCACGACGTTGATGAAGCCCTGAATTTTGAGTTCGCGGGCGATGCGGCGCTCGGCGAGGTTGATCAGGCGCGGGATTTGCTCATAGACAACGGCATCCGAGGCGAGGGTAGCCCCGCGCTCAAGATAGCGGCGGACGTCTTCCTTGAGCGTCTCGAATGTCATTGTCGTGGCCATGCGTCACCTATAGCTGTTTTTTAACGGTTTGGACAGACGCGCATTACACGCCATCGA